AAAAGGTCTTAGCAGGGTGTTAAAACTAGTCATTAAGGCATACAGTGTTACGAGGCTAAAAATGATATAAAAAAGGTAGTCTATTATTCTAGAAGTTTTTGATCTTTCTTGAAGTCCGATTTCTTTGATCAAGATCTCCCTTCGGTCTATCAATTTTTTGAGGAAGAGGGCGTTAGCTCTTTTTCTTCTGTTGTTCCCTCTGCTTTTCTATTTGCTGAGTTCTATCTTTTTGTCTAGAGAACGTTTCTGGTTTCTTTTTCTGTATAGGATTCCCATCATAAACATTTTGACGATAAATTTCTGAAGATACTTAGAAAAGAAATATATAAACCAGAAACATACGAAAGACGGGATCCATATCATAACGAGATACCATCCGGAATACCAGAACCAACTTTGGACGCCCCATTTCCAATAACAATACACGGTGATACCCACTTCCGCAAATCTAAATATATCCAATATTTTATTACCTAGTTTCTCGTAAAAGTCAAATGAGACTCCATTGACCTTGTAACTATCTATTGGATAGATCTGTCCCAGGACATAAGGTATGTTTCTTTGAGCCATATCATAAACATAATCCAAAAGCTCGGATTCTTCGTGAGAATCTCTAATGGCTGTTACTGCATCCCAAACTTCTATAAGATATTCTCTATCGACTCCTAAAAGGAGAAGGATAATTGTCATTAGCGCTTGAAACATGTTTCTTTCGGATTTGACGAAATCTGCGGTGTATTTAGTCATTTTTCTTTTATTCAAAATTTAATGCCATGTATGGGTGTCAGTCTCTATCTCTTGAATTTTGTCGTAACTCTCTTTCATCGAGTTCCTATCCAGATCATATAGGTGACATGCGGCTACCATTGCATCGTTAACTTTTTCTGGCACGGTGTTCATTACTGATTTCAATAAATCGTTTTCCACAGCCGGTATGTCTACATCATTCTTGATACATTGAATTTGTAGATTTGTTGTGCTCCTGGAATAAAATGTCATGCATTCATTCGTTTTGGTAGCTCCCAACACTTGTAAATGACCGAACTGTGCATCGTCTCCTAATAGGTGCACATTTTTGTGTTTGTAAGACTTGTTGTTGTTGGGC